GTTGTTACTGCCCGCCACGTCGCCGGCCAGCCGCAACGCCGCCTCGTTTGTCGTCAGCGCCGTCCACTCCGCGCGCCATACCGTACCCGACGCGCCGAGCGCCACCGCAAACCCGCTCGGCAACGGCTGCAAGGGCGGCGAGTAATCCAGCGAAGCCCCGTAAAGCGCAATCGTGCCATATGCCCTAACGTGCGATTGCGACGATGACGTGACAAGGAACCGGAACGTCGCGTTGGTCCACGCCTGGGACGTGTCGCTGAATTCTGACTGGATGATCCCGCCCGCCGAGTTGACGACAGTTCCGGTCCCGCCCGAAAGCCAGTTTGTCGTTCCTTCCGGCAACAGGCCGAACGTGATATTGGTAACGCCGTCCATGCTCACGGCCTCACCGTCCTGTAGAACCGTCGGGCGCAGTATCAGCGTCTCGCCACGCGCCACGCTGACGTACTTGCTTCGCGGGTTTGCCGAGTCGCAATCCCACGTTACGACAGGCGTTAGCGCGGCCGCACCGCCAGCCGCCAACGCGAACAGAAGAAAAAGCGGGCGCAGAGGCGCGCGGCGAGGGAGGCACGCAGGAACCCGCCCGCGCTTGCGCCCGCAAATCCGAAAAGGTGTCAGCGTCATCATGGTTCGTCTCCTATGGGAATCTTGCCTCAAATACGGCCTGAGTGCAAGCCGGTTGTGTCCATCGTAGAATGACGTCGCAATCGGAAAGCACCCAGCCGTAGGTTGTCCCGTCTTCCGTCGGCGGTTTCGGCGGTAGGGCAAAGTCGCCGATCACAGCCGAAACGGTTTGCGTGCCGACGTTGGCTTGCGTGTCGAATAGGTGCCACAGGTTTGACGTTGGCGGCCCACCGTTGGCGTTGGTGTACCCGACGCCGCCGTTACATCGCATCATCCATTCGGCAGTTTTTACCGCACCCGTCCACAGGCCAGAAACGCGATAGACGTTTGTGACTATTACCGCCCAGACTGTAATCTGTCCGCTATTTGTATAGGCTCGGATGGTGTTTTGTGGAGGCATCGGAGCCGGGCCGGCCACGATAGGATTGTCTGGAAAGTTGGATTGCAAAGTCGCATAGGCATCGTCAAGCGTCGCTCCGGCAGCCTGCCCCTGCCACAGGTATCCAGACCCCACCGCCCCGTCATGCCGCGAATCGCGCAGCCGGTGCAGGACCGCGTAGAGCCAGGCCTGTTCATTCGTCGTCGCCACAATGCCGGCGTTCGGTTGCCAGTTGGTTACGGTGATCCAGTTGGTCGTGCCGGGCGGCAAGCCGTTGGTCGAGTAGTACCCGTTCGTAGTGGCGTACTTGTTCGTGCTCCAGGTGTAGTACGCGCCCCACCATGCCGAGGTGGACACTTTCGGGAAATCCGCCACGCCGTCATAGTCACCGGCCGCATTGGTCGGGCCGATGAAACACGGTGGCGTGCCGTCAGAACCGAGCGCCAACACGCCGGCCCGGATGCCGGTTATCATGGCCTCGTCTATCGTCGCGCCGATTGCGTTTGTGTGCATCGTCAGCCGGCGCGGGCTGTAGTACCGCACGCGGGCCGGGCAGGTCGTGCCAAAGGTGAGCGTCCACGGCCACACCTTGTAGTAGTTTGGGAAAGCTGAGTTTGTTTGGATGATCCCGTTGTTATTGTGAATGAACCGATAGAGCGGGGTATAGCGGGTCGTCTCCCACATTATCCCGTTTGTGATCGGATACCATGCCGCCGTGAACTTATACGAGATTGTGTTTCGGTTGAATACCCATCCCATCGGCCCCTTGTAGCCATCTGAATATGCTCTAGTCCACGATGCCCCGGCAGGACCGCAATCTATCAACGCCCAGTCTCTATCGGACGCGTTGGTATAAACGTCAAAAGCGCCGCCGGTCAAAAGCGCCGCCGATCCGTACAGTCTTCCGGCAAAGACATACGTCCCTTCCCCGAGCCACGATGGGCCGTCGTCAACGACTGTCACGCTGGCATAGCCGCCCCACGAGTTTGTCACGCTCCAGTCCGGTTCCCATATCGGAATCCGCCAGAGCACGTTGGTGCTGCCGTCTCCGGCAAGCTCGCCCGTGCACTCAATCGTCTGCGCCGCCACTTCCGCGAAGTCAACCGTGTGCACCCATGCCGGCCCGCTACGCTCAAACCAAAGCACCACGCCGGCTGCGCCGGCAACCAGCGCCGCCGTCAGAATCTTTACGCCCTTGTAGGTAGTAGCCATTAGGTGCTCACAGCCGCGAACAGCGCCGCGTGCCAACAGGCGGGATTGTGCGCCCGGAACGGATAGGCGTATCCGGTTTCCACGAAACGGAAGCAGTAAAGCCACGTCCGCCAGTTGCCGGCGTCGGGCGAGGGCCGCGCGGTCGTCGGCGCAACCAACGTCAGGACCGGAACGCTGCCACTGTACGCCATTTGCAGGCCGATGTATTGCGCGTCTTGTGTGATCGTGTAGTTCGTTTCGGCCGTTGACAGAATCACGCCCGCGCCGGCCTCAAACTCGCCGGGATGGATCGTCGCCACGTCGCCGGCCATTGACAAGCCCCAGTCCCAAAACGCGCCCCACGGATACCACGGAAGCATCCCGCGAAAGTCTTTGCCGTCGTCAAGGTTCGCCCCGCGCATCGCTTCCGTCCACCTGACGGAACTTGCGACGCGCCTCCAAGTGCCTTGTGACATTCCGCTCATTAGACCTTCCTTGGCAGTTGCAGCGGCGCCCACGCCATGACGCGAGGCGGCTGAAAATACTTCCAATATGGAGTCGGCGGGTTCGTCAGGCTTTGCTTTCCGTTGGCGTCTAGGAGCGCGTACTTCTGCGAAAACGGCCCCACCACGATAGACGTGGCCTCGGACGTGGTTGTGAGCTTCTGTCTGTCGCCGATCTGTAGCACCTTCACGGCCGCGTCATTCGACCCGGTGCCATAGAACAGGATTTCAATGCTCAACTCCCAGTATGGCGTCAGCGTCTTGATTCCGTTGATCGTGCGCGTCCACCGCGCGCGCCGCAAGGAAAAGCGCCGCATGACGGCATCGTACTTTTTGATCTGAAACGAGGCAACCCATATTTCGTCACTGTTGACCGAGCCTTGGTAGTTTGCCGCGTCGGCCGTTGTGAGAAAACTGTCCGGCACGTTCTTTGTCAGTATCAAAACCGGGAAGTCAATCGGAATCACCGGCGGGCGCGGGTGCGGATCGCCAGCCGTATTGATTGCCGGGTATTCGTCATTTTCCAGCGCCAGGGTTGATTCGTTTAGCCCTTTCAGCCTAACGTGTTCCCAGTTGACCGCCTGTGATCCTTGCGCATACGTCCACGCCAGCCGGGTCGGGTCGCCGTCTTCCCACGTTTCAGGGTCGCCCTCGGGAAACCCGCCGCCCCGGTACTCGTTCGTGTCGGGATCGTCGTTTCCGATTTCGTCGCCGTTTACCGAGTCGGCGTCCGCGCGGCCGTATTGGACGTTTACGAGCCAGTCAAACCCGCTCCCGTCCTGCCGTGCGGACCGGCTCGTAACGAAAGCCGTGGCATCGTTCGGGTGCGCCGCGCCGATCTGCGGCAAACCGGACAGCGCCAGGACTTGCGCCTCATCTAGCGCCGTGTCAGACTGCACGAAATACGACACGGAAAAGTTACGTTGCTTGTCCGCGTCGCTGCCGGACCTGCCGGCCGATAGGGCTGTTACGGTCGTCGCCATAGGGTCACTCCAGCGCCGAGCGCGTATTGATCGTCTTGTCGCCTGGATAGATGAACCGGATCGCCCCGTTCGTGAGCGCGACCTGTATCCGGCACTCACCGGATACGGACGTCGGGATCGTCACGAGCGCATTCCACGTTCCGTTGGATGCGTCCTGTAGGTTGCCAACGTAAAGGACGTTCGTCCTATTGTTGCCGATCCGCACCTGCACGCCACACCCGGTCAGGTCTTGCGTGGACGTGGCGCTAATCAGGGCGAGGCAGTTGGTTAGCTGGAGCGACGAACCGGCCAGGTACGAAACATTCGTATTGACCGCGACCGACGCCTCGTTGCGCGTGTTTGTGATCGTCAGCGTTTCCGGCACCAGATCGGCCCCGGCCAACCCGACCAGAACCGCAACCGTCGCCGCCGTGAGTGTCCGCTTTTTCATAGCTGATAGTCCTTTTTGTTCGCGAGCTTTTCCTCTTCCCAAATACCGCGCAGCAGAGCGACCATTTCGCCGAAGCCCACCTGCTGCGGACCTTGCGCGGTCCACTGTGAAGCTATGTCCTGTATGACCGCGTTGCTCGGCCCCGCCGCCGTCTGGCCCGCGCCAACCGCCGCCAGCATTCCGCCCCACACGCCCTGCCCGCGCCCCATAATCAGGTCCGTCATGCTGCGGGCAACGTCGCGCGCGTCGCGCCAGGCTTTGAGGTTGTCTTGCGCGAACTGCCGCGCACGTTTCCAACCTTCTACGCGCGTGTCTTCCACCTCCTGCATGGCCTTGCGGGCTTCCCTGTCGGCCTCCTCAACCTCGTCAAAGAACTCCTTGAGATCGTCCGCAACGGCCTTCGCGGTTTCCTTCGCGGCGGCTTCGGCCAGGCGGCGCTTGTTGTCCGCTTCGCGCACGTCGTTTTCAGCACGCCAGCGCGCGAACACTTGCTCTTTGTTCCCGCGCATAACCTCCACGTCGTGCAGTTCCTTGATGCGCTTTTCATCCAGCGTCAGCAGCCCGAGCCGTTCCTTTTCCCATTCGTTGAACTGCGCCACTTCTTCGGCGGCGTTTTGCCCGGTAATCTCCTTCCAGTGCTCCACGCGTATTTTTTCTATCTGCGCGCGCGCCCGTGCGGTCGCATCCCAAATTGCCTGCAATCCGATGCGTATGCCCTCCAGCAATACCAGCGGCCCGGCAGACATGACGACGTTTTTCAGGGCGAGCATGGCCGCTTGCGCCTTTAGCGCCCGCTCGCCGACGTCCGTAAGCGCCACGCCCATCTTTTTCGCCCGCTCAATGATTTTGTCCGCGTGCCCGACGGCCTGCTGTAGCGTTCTCACCACGCCACTGAACATGCTGCCCCACCTGCTTCCGGCGCCGGCAAGGGCCAGCATTTCGGAAGCGAGCCGGCGCGAATGGTTGCTGCTCTTCTCAAACTCCGCGTTGAACATGCCCTGGAGCTTTGATGTCGCGGCAACCTTCTGCTCCGCCGTCGTCATGCCCTGGTCGAATTCGGCCATGTCAAGCGCCATTGAAATGAACAGCCCGCCTACGCGCGTTGCCATGCTACTGCGCTCCTATCCAGCCGCGCGCCAACAGCCCGCGCTTGAACGCGTCCAGATCAACGGGACGATGCAGGCCGCGCCCGCTATGCGTCGGCGCGTACAGGTTGACGCGCAACGCACGCGCCCACCAGTGCAACTCGTCCACCTTTATCTCGCGCTCCACTTCGTTCCCCAGTCTGCCAGTTGCGGCCCCGATGCGGCGGCACAGTTCCGTCACCGGGTCCGCATAGGGTCCGGCCCGCTCATCAGGCCACGGATCGCCTTTGCCGCTTCGATCACTTCCTCCGGCGTCAGGAGCTTGTCGGCTTCGGCACCGTCGGCGAACACGCGCCCGCCCTCGGGAGTCTGCGCGCACACGGCGATAAATTGCAGGTCGTTTGCCGCTTCCTCTTCCGGCGTCTTCGCCCGCGAAAGGTTATGACAGAACGCCCGAAACTCCGCCATTGTCGGCATCCTCACCGTTAGCGCGCCGCACGCCGTCTCAATCGTCGCCGTGCGTGGCCTGCTCGCCGCCAAGTCCTTGTCGAATGCTGTCATTGCGTGCCTCCTCGGTTCGGTCGGTTAGTACGTGGCCGTTGCGAACAGCGGAACGCCGCCAGGCCGGATTGACAGGACGACGCTCGCCTCCTGGTCTTCGCCGCCAGGGTTTACCTTTTCCGTGTGCAGCGTCGCGGCCGGGAACCACATTTGCAGGTACGTGGTTGCGGTCGTGTTCGTGCTGTCAACGGGCATGTCCAGCCGGTATCCGGCCGTCGCGTTCCCGGCGAACGTATACCCGGCCGTAACCAGAAACACAGTCACGCTCAGGTCAGAAACCGCCGCGCGCCGGCCGGGCTTGAAAGACTCGACCGTATCGGCGTTGAGCGTCACGTCGCGCAGTTTCTTCGCCACGGTCGGGAAGTCGTCAATGGACTTCAGGTTAGCAACCGCCGTCGCCCCGCTTATCGCGGAGTAATTCGTGGCTTGCGTGCCGATGTTGTACAGCACGCCCTTGATAACATTCACGCTGTCCATGCTCACTGCTCCTTGTAGGTCGCCAGCAGGTCAATGGCGACATGCGGGCTTGCTTGATCGGCACCCTCTTCGTATTCCGGCATGTCCACAGGACCGCCGTCCCAAGCGAGCCGCCGCAGCCCGCCTGTAAAGCTGTTGGCGTTGCAGATCGTCCGCAGCGCGTCGCAAGCCGCGTCAATGTCCGCTTGCGTCGCCGCGTACACGTCCATCTGGACGCGCGCCGCCGCGTGTGTCGCAATCGCGCCGTTCTGCGCGTTGTCTCTGATTTGCGACACGCGCCGATAGGTCAGGTATGGCCGCGTCGGGTTTGCCGGCGTCTCGGCGAGCGGGTACACGCGCGTTCCGATCAACGCCGCCATTGTGGCGTTGCCGGTGAGCGCCGCGTAGATTGCCGTTCCGAGTGCTGACTGGCTCATAGTCCACCACGCAAGAATTGAAGTCGAGACTCTTTGGCGGCGCTGGCTTCCGCCTTTTCCCCGCCGCGAAACTCCTTCCCGAGACTTGACATGACGCGCACGCCGTTTTTGCGTATCTGCTCGGGAATGGCAGACACGCGCGCCGCGATCATTTCAATCATCGGCCCGATCTCTTCCTTGAACGTGTCCATTAGCCCCTGTTTCATGTCATCCCACGTCGGCCGCATGAAAGGCTTTGGCGCGGTGCCCGGATGCGTCCGGCGCCCCGCGTTTCTATCCCTTCGCAGAAGATACTCGCGGGCATACTTGCGCGCAAGTTCTATCTTGTCGCGGCGGTAATAGATACCCTTGTCGTCCATGTCCTTCTGTGCCAGCCGAGCAAACACGGTCGTGCCCTTGCGGATGGATTTCATGTCCACGCGGTTTTGTAGTGAGTGGGGCTTGGTTCCGAACTCGACCAGGTGCGCGTACTTGACCGGATCGTGCTTGCTGCCGGTTTCGGTTGTGAACGCAAAGCCCGAGCGCGGGCCGACATAGGCGGCCATCCATTTCGCGTTAGGGTACACGCGCACGACGACGCCGATTGACCTTGCCAACATGCCTGTATCTACGGCCCCGGCCGTTTCGAGATTGCGCCTTGCGCGCGCAACCACAGGCTCCGCGACTGGCGCAAGGAATGTTTCCGCAATCTCCTCAAACGCCTTGCGCCGCAACCCGCGAAGGTTGCGCACCGTTTCCTGGAGGCCACGGACTGTTACGCCGTTTCGCTGCACTGGCACCTCCACTCTTCGGCCCAGCCGGTAACTTGGTCCATGCTCTCAATCCGAAACACGCGCGTGCCATACTTGAAACGGTGCCGCATGGTCAGGTCGGGGAACGCCTTGTAGCGCATCCGGACCTCGTGTGTCGCCGTGGCAATGATTGCGTTGCCGACGCGCTGTGACTCGCGCCCGGCAAGCGGCAGGACGCGCGCCCAAACCGTCGCCACGGTTTCCCATGTCGGCACGCTGCCGCCGAGCGCCGTCCGCGTTGCCGTCGCGGCCTGCACATCCAGTCGCCTGTTGAGCGTTCCGATCCTCATGCCGTCCACTTCCAACGGTGCGCCATTAGGACGCCGTGCGTCGCGTAGGGCATCATGTTTGTGATCGTCCCGATAACCACGTTTTCCCGGTGTTCGTACCACGTCGCAACGGCGATTTTCAGCCCAAGCCGGATTTCCTCGGGAACGTCAGCCGCCGCCGCTCCGTATCCGCACACGTAAGTCACCGTCCACGGAAGCTGCCGGTCCGCGTCGGCCGTCGGCCACGTCTGGTTGACAAGCAACTCGACAAAAGCCTCGTTTTCCGCGTCGCTCCCGTTTACGAGCCGGTAAAGCGATGTGCTCGCCGTCTGCAACGTGCCGGCCGAGTCGTAGTAGGTAATACTCGACACGCTCTGCACGTTCGGATTCGGCAGGACGATGTTGCCGCTGCTGTCAAAGTCCGAATCATTCAACCGAACGGCGCGCGTCTGCGTTATCAGGCCACGGTACAGCCAACCCTCCGCCCGCTTGCGAGCCGCCTTGGAAAGCTGCTGCAACAGGGAGTCGTCGTCCTCATAGTCCACGCGGCAGAAGAGCTTGACCTCCGCCAGCGTCAGAGGCTCAATCGTCGGCTGTACCGTGACCGTCGGGTGCTGCATGACTATCTCCACGTCCACGGCGGCTTGCCGGTTTTCGTGTACTCGTTTGCCGGTTGCGTCTTTACGCCAAGCTGCTCATCGGGCCATAGGATCGTTTCGGCGATGTGGCCGATAACGACGTGCGGGGCCAGGTACAGGCTATTCCCGCAGCCGAGCCACTTCTGCCAGAATCCAATGTCGGCGTCTACCTTGCCGTCATCCCATCGGCCGTCCTGGTTGGCAACGCACTGGAGCCACGGCCGCGGCATCCGCGCGAACCGATCCGCGCGCAGGATGGTCAGGCCGAAGTGCCCGCTTTCCATGCGGACGATGTTCTGCGCCATTTCGGCCGCGCTGTATTGCTTCTCCAGCGTTCCGTCTGCCGCGCGCCGGCAGAATAGCGGCGCGTTCCATCCGCGCGCGGCCTGGAGCGGGAACACGGCGTCGGCCTCGGGATAGCCGCGCATGATCCAGAGAAGTTCCACAATATCCTCGTGCGTGAATACCGAGTCGTAGTCCAGCGTTACGACGTGCGTTGCCTTCTGCGCCAGTGCGGAATCAATGACACGCTCCAGGCATTGTGCCCAGTACGCCCCAGTCGCAAGCTGCACCTGCGAATTAGGGATGCGCTGTACGGCCGACGCGAGCGACTGCTGGAAGAGCGTAAACCCGTAGCGCGGAGCCGACATGACGAAATGCACCTTGAGCGGATCGCACGGCCCCGGCTTTATCCCGCTCACGTTGAGCGAAATGGGCAGCGTGGAACAGTCGCCGCCGTCGCCCTTCCACGGTTCCACGCGCCACAGCCCGGCGCGGCGTAGCAGGGTAGACAGCAGGTTGAAGTTGAAAATGGAGCGGTGCTGGTCGTGCTCGTCAACCTGCCCGCCCATAAGCCAGCCCTCAATCGGATGCTCGACGCCGGGCTGTTTGTACCTGTCTACGATTGCGTCAAAGTCCGGCACGGCAATCTTGAGCGTGCCGCCCGGTTTCAACGCCCGCACCCAGTCGGCGAGCACTTCGGGGATACGGTTGTGCGGGAAGTGCTCCAGGACGTGCGACGCGCGGATTTCGTCTAGCGAATTGTCGGCGTCTGTGAGCGGAAAGGCCGGTTGCCCGTTTTTGATGTCTCGGTTTTCGTATCCGGCCAGGGGCTTTGCGCCCGCCCCGAGGTTCACTTTCTTCTGTGCGACTTGCTCTTGCATGCGTGCCTCGCGTGGTTGAGCGGTTTCGTGGTTGGAATCCCGCGCCGGTCCATGCGACGGGCCGGCGCGGGCGACGTTTCTGCATTGCGGTTATGGTCAGGTCTGCGCGAACTTCGTCACGTTGGCGTCGGTCGCGTTCGTCACGTCCTCATTCAGCCCGAGGCCGAGTACGACGAGGGCCACGCTCGACGTTTCGTCCGCTTGCGTGGACGAAACATAGAGATAGCGCCCCTTCGGGTTGACGTTCGCAACGGCCATGAAGTCCTTGGCCCCAGCCGTGAGTTGCGCGGTCATCTGATTCGTCCCCCAGATCGTCGTCAGCGACGTGCCGCTCGACGCGGACGTGCTGTCGTAAGTCTGGAGCACGAGGTTGATTGACCCAGTTGACCCCGCGGACCCTTCGGCCCGCAGGATCGCGCACACCTGATTCATGCCCGAGATGTCGGCGGATACCGTCACGGTGTCGGCCGCGACGGTGTACGCCAGCTTTTTCGGCACTCGTGCGGTCATAGCGCCTCCTACACCTGGGCGAACTTGGTCACGCCGAGGGTCGTCACGTCGGTTGCGCCGTCGCCACTGCGGTAGCCCTCAATGGCGATGCGAGCCGAACTGCCGGCCGCGCCGTGCACCACGTGCGCTAGCATGTAGCGCCCGCGAATCTGCGCTTGCGAGATGCTGACGCGGTAGTGCAGCGGGGTCGTGCCGACATCGGACTGCGCCGCAATCTGCGACGTGCCGCTGATGGTCGTCAAGTAGGTGGAGTTGGTCCCGCTTGTGTTCGTGTCCATCTGGTACACGAAAACGGTGCAGGTCTGGGCCGCCGCCGTGGCGACAACCTCGAAGTCCACAATGACGTGATCGCAGCCGAGCAGTTCCGCGCTCGCCGTGATGTTCGCGCCGGCCGTAGACTTGATGAATCCGAGTCTCCTGGGGATGCTAAGCATGGCGTTTTCTCCTGTTGCGTGGCGGGCGGGGTTATCCCGCCCGCCAATCGCTTACTTACGAGTGGGTCGTCAGGACCGCGTAGGCTCCGGCCGCGCTGGCCGTGCCGGTTTCGTGGATCACGGCGCCGAACCGCTCGGTGGCCTGGATGGCCTCCTCATCGGTATCGGCGTACTTCTCCACGAGGCGCTTGAACGTGATCTCGCGCCGCGCGCCCCAGCTTCCGGCCTGCCCGAAATCGCCGATGCAGCAGAACGGAACGGACACGCCGTCGGTTTCGGGGAACACGTTGGAAACGACGATGGGGATGCCGGCGTAGTTCGTCAGCAGTCCGGTGTTCGTCATTTCCGACAGCGTGGCCCCGCCAGCCGCACGCGCCAGGCGCGCGAAGACGAGCGCGTTACACACCGGCGACGTGAGGATTTTCACGTTCCGCGTGTACTTCGCCAGCTTGGTACGGCCGTAAAGGATGTCCCCGTCCGTGACCTCGCTGAACACGTCGTGATCCTCGACGGTGGAGATTGTCACGCCGGCCGCGCCAGCGTTGATAAGCCCCTTGATCCCGCCGTAGGTCGTGGCGCCGGTGCCGTTGACGATGGCGTCGTCTTCCTCATACGCGAACGCCTGCCCGCATTCCATCATAACCTTGTCGGCCAGGGACACAATGGCGTCCTCGCTCACTTCGCTGGAGAACTTCACCAGCGCGGCGAGCTTGTGAGCCGTCAGGGTAACGGGCTTGTAGGTCTGCGCGCTGGCCGTGATGCTGCCGGCCTCGGCAACCCAGTAGCCGGTCACGCCGCCGGTGCGCTTGCTCATGGTGAGCGTGTCGCTCGACATGATTTCGCGCGTCAGCAGCGAACGCATGATCCCGTACTCCTCAATCAGTTCAATGATCGTGGTGGACAGCGGGACCGGAACCAGCGAGCCGCCGCTGGCGTTGTCGTTCTCGACAATGCCGCGCGTCTCCAGCCCGTGCGACCGGCACCATTCCAACGCGGCCCGGTTGCCCTTGAACGCGCGAAGCCACTGGCCGGCCTCGAATGCCCGGTTGCCGGCTTCGGCGCGCGTGCCGAACCGCTTGGCGGTGTAGACGCGCAGGCCGGACGGAACCGACGCCGTGATGACGGGCGACTCCGGAGTGGTCGTGCCGTCAGGCGCGCGGAACTGCGTGACCTGCTGGCTGGCCGCCTCGACGGTCTGCGCCATGGCGTTGCGCTCGTCAATGTCCTTCTTGATAACGTCCAGGTCGGCGGTGATCGTGCCCGCCTCCTTGCGCAGTTCCTCGGTCAGCGTCTCGGTGCTGCCGATCTCGGCAAGCCGCTTCGCAAGGCGGCCCCGCTTTTCGAGCAATGCTTTGAGCATGGCTGCATCCTTCTCTGTTCGCTCCGCCTCACGGAGCCGGTTTTGTGCGCGCCGGTTTCCGTCTGTCACTCGACAAACATCGCCAGCGCGGCGGTGATCCTCATGCGTGCCCTGAAGTCCTCGTCTTTACGCTTCTGTTCGGCGAGCGCCGCCTGTTCCGCGCGCTCCCGTTCTGCCGCCTTATCAATCATCGCGGCCAGGTCGGGATTGTCTTCGCGGACTTGCGAGGTTGTAGCCTGATAGGCCGGGACCGAAACGGGCGACACCTCGACAAGCGAACCGATTGAGCGAATGGTGCGCGTGATCGTCTTGGCTTTGGCGTCTTCCGTCACCGTCTCGTCAACCGAAGAAACGCGGAACCCGAAGGATGATCCCTGCACGTCGCCACGGGTCACGGCTTCCACGGCGTCACGGCCCCAGCTTGTTCCGGGCGGGTCAACCGTGTAGGCCAGCCCGGTGGCGTCGGCCGTCAGCGTGAGCGTGCCGCGACTGCGCCGGCCGAGGGGCTTCCCGCTATCGTGATTCCATAGCGCGATAATGTCGCGGCCGGACTTGAGCGCGGCGTCAAAGGCGCCGGGCATGATGCGTTCCCGCATCGTCCATCCGTCCCATAACGGTATCGTGTATTCCGTGCCGGGATCGTCGGCGCGGTAGAACACGGCCGCATAGCCGCCGATCTGCTG